ATCGTTCTCTGTATCGCCTGTCACTATAGTTGCTTTAACATCACCGCACTCACTACATATAAACCTTGCCCATTTGTCTGTCTCTCCTTCTACTCTTAATTCATACAATGTCCAGTTGTGTGTACATACCATTTACTCCTCCATGAATCCATTTTCAAATTGTGCATAGAACTTTAACACCATTCTATCTCCTATATCATGAAAGCTTCCACTTGTTGGATAGAACTCTTCATTGACATCTAGCTCTGACTCATCAGTATCAAAGTTCACTGTTATATCACTACCTAATAATGTCTCTGTTCCATATACATCTCTATGATAATACTCTATCTTCTGTCTCCTAACTGTTGGATTGATTGATGTGTTGAACTTAGCATAATGTCCTCTGCTCTTCATGTTAGCTGTTAATGCAGTAGCCCAGTTGAAGTTAGCTAGGTTACCTTCATCAGTTGCAAACTCAGTAATCAATACAGTTGTTAATGCTTTGAATGCTGATGATGTAGTACTAGCTGAGTCTGATTCATTATCATTATCATTACTTGATGTGAATGTTTTATAGTCTGTTATATCTGATGCTGCTTCATTAAGATATCTTGTTACATTGATAGTACTTAATTGAGATAGCTCATTCTGCATTCTACCACTCATAACTATAAGTTGTTTCTTATGTCCTCTCATAGTTAATCCTATTCTTGTGGTACTAGCAGTAGATTCAAAATCAATGTAGACTCTCCATAGTCCAGCCATTTAGTCCTCCGTATAAGTAAGAGCTATCCATAGTTTGGTAGGGCTACTAGCTGTAGCACTAGATGTATATGTTAACCAGCTGTCTGTTGGTACTGTATCATCATTGAATGTTGTTGTGTTGTATCCATCATCATCAGCTGTCTTGTCAGCTGTCCATAGTTGTGTACTTGTTGCTGTCTCTGCACTACCATGAGGTCTGAATTCAATATTGAAATCTACTGTACCTGTGTCTGTCTCTGCCCATACTTCTGATATTGTAGTAGCTGCTGGCATAAAGGCAATAGGATATGAATCACTACTAGTAGGATTCTCTATATAGAATTGTTTAGTATGAGTAGTACCACTAGCTCCTGCTAACTCATCATCAACATACTTCTTGTTAGCTATCATAGCATCAGTAGTTGGTGCTGCACTAGTAGCTGTTAGTGATCCATCAGCTACAGTTGTTACACCTAGAGTACAGACACCACTAGCGTCTAGTGTGCCTGTTGTAGTTAGATTCTCATTACTGAAGTTGATCTCTCCTGATGTGCTTGTGATCTCTAACTCATTGCTTGACTTGTTCCATTGGAATGAACCTGAGTTACTTCCATCTTCTGATACCTTGATACCTACTGTTGAACCACTGTCTGCTTGAAAGTCTATGTGACTACCACCTATTCTCTTGAGCACTGGCTCATTACTAGGAGTAGTGAACTGAATGTAATCATCACTATCACTATTAGGTTGAATATTAATTGTTGAACTATTCTTTACTGTACCTACATCTACAGTACCTGTGACTACTAGATCTCCTGTGCTAGTGAAGTTATAGTTCTGATCATTACTATCTCCAGCCATTAAGGTTAAGCTAGTACTAGCACCTAAGCTAGATATATCACTACCATCTGTGATCTTGATTGTGTCTACACCTGCTGAGTTTCTTATGATCAATGCATTGTTCACACCTGATTGATCTAGGTATACATTACCTGTTGCTGACTTTAACTCTAGTGGTAGACTACCGAAGTTACGCAGTACTGAACTTACATCTGATTGTGCAAACTGAGTGTAAGTACCTGTTGGATCACTTGGTGATCTAATGAATACTGAGCTAGTACCTGAGGTATCTGCTATAGCTAGGTCACCTGTCATAGTATCACCAGACTTCTTAACAAAGTTGCCTGTTGCTTCTGGATGATCTGCTATACCTGAATGGTTAGGTAAGAACATATCAGTAGCTATTGGTGTTCTTCTCTGTGGTCTACTCTTTAACTGATTCAATATCTTTCTTTCTTTAGAGACCATTATAACCCCACTGATTCTCTTTCTGGTATTAGTGTACCTTGCTCTGGTACTAGAAATCTCTTGCCTGTCTGCTTAGTTGTTCCAGCTGTTAAGCCTTCTTCTACAGGGTATTTAGTCTTGATCTCTTTCTCACCTATAGTTGCCATACAAATGCTATAGAATTAAAGTATTTAATTATTTCTTCTTTGGTGTAGACTCTGTATAATCTTCACCATAGGTTTTCTTATAGCTAGATAATAGCTTCTCTTCGTATCTCTTATCGCCTTTCTCTCTGGCTACTTTCAACTCTCTAACTATTGTTTCTTTCATTATGCTTGTGTATTAGTGATGATACAACATGCGTTAGTATCAGTCATAATAGCTTCTCCTTCTTCCCATACTCTAATCTTTCTACCTATACCTGGATCATTAATAACTGTGGATGTAATAGGCATGAATGTTTTCCATGTCATACATCTTTGAGGTACTACTACTGCTGCCTCATCAGTATCTACATTCTCAGATACTACTACATTTAATCCTAAGATATTCATTACTACACCTGAGTCCATCTTAGCACTAGCGAACTGTGGTATACTAGAACCTTTAGTAGAGATTAACCATACCATAAGGTTCTTGTGATCTAATGAACTTAACAATAAGAATGCTCCTTCTGGATCATATCCATCTGCTCTGATTAATTGCTTAGCTTCTAATAAATCTTCTATTGGATCTTGTCCACTACCTGCATCCCAAGCTGCTGTAGTAGCATTGGTGTTGCCATTGTCTGTGGTTAATACATCATAGATTCTTTTGTCTACTTGTCTTGCTACTGCTCTTACTAGATCTCTAACATTAGTAGCTAGGATATCTACATCTGAATCTTTAATATCTTCTTCGGAAATTAATGGTGACTCTACAAAATATTTTCTTACGTATTTAGTTACTCTTGTCCATGATTGTTCTACTACTACTGGTAATGATCTCTCTGATACGTTTGCTATTTGACTAGCTGTGATACCTGTAGTATCTACGCTGTCTAAGAAACCAGATGTCTTTCTATAGAACCTTACTTCTCTTGCTGCAGTTGGAGTTATTGTACAGAATTTCTTAAATACATTTTCTTCATCAGCAAATCCTTTTGCTAACTTATCTATATCAATTCCCCTTATGTCTGCTTGTCCACTTGCGTCTGCCATTTATTCTCCTTATGCTAAATTAACTTGCATTGGTTTTAATTCTATTAGGAATGTGTCTGTGTCTGCAGCTGTCTCTAATGAAAAGCCTAGTATCTGCTCACCATTAACTGGTGCTGCTGCTACTTCATTTGTTGCACCTGTACTTGCGTGAGTATCTACAGGTGTTCCTATTGTTACAGCTGTACCTGCTAGAACTCTAAAGATTCCTTCTCTATATACACCTAACTTTGTTTTACCATCATTAGCTATCTTCTCTTCTGCTGCAATACCTGCAATAATGTCACCATCACCATCAGCTAATACTGCTGTCATAGGATCTGTCATCTTTAGAATTGCACCTTTTTCTATTCCTGTACCATCTGCTACAGTAAATGGAATTGGTTTCGCTGTTTCGTAAATAAGAACTGCTTCGTTTGTCATAGTAATAGTAGTAGCTATGAAATATATAAAGGTTACGCTATTCCAGCCTTATCATCTTTCTCTATTGCTGCTTCCATTTTGAGTCTTTCTTCAGCTAACATTACTATTGCTTCATTGATTTCAATCTCTGTTTCTGCATCTTCAATGTTTTTCTCTGCTCTATCTTTTATCTTCGTCCACTTAGATTCTTCTTTAGTTCCGATCTTAACATCAAGGTTTTTCAATTACACCACCTGCCATTACTCTCTTAGCATATTCAGCTGGTGTTTCTTCCTTCTTATCTTCTGGTACTGAACCAGCATCAGACTTACCACCTAGCTTAGCTTTGATAATTAACTGTTCTTCTCTGTTTAGTAATTCTTCTTTCTTCTTGTTTGCTTCTTCTAACCTTAGTGCTGCTAGGTTAGCTTTGTCAACCATATCAGAGGAAGATTCCTCTTCCTCTTTACCTTCTTCTGAAGTGTCTGGTTGTGTTTCTTCTGTCATTTTATCCCTCCGTTCTTAATCGTTCTTGTGTCCTGAAAAATACTTGTGTTGGATCAGGAACAAATTGATTCTCACTTATGAATCTATCTGATTGTCTTGCTAATACTTTTATTTCTTCTGGTACTTCTTGTCCTCTACCTGCTAATTCTACTGCTGCAAACAATGCACTATCTGCTCTACCTTGAGTTACTGCTTCACCTGCTATTTCTTTTCTTAATTGATCTACTTGTGATCTAGCATTCTCTGCTATAGTTTCTGCTACTGGAACTGAGGCTTTATCTAAACCTGTTAATGTTTTCAAGAATGGTGGTGCATCTTCTACTTCTTTATATGCATCTGGTAATGCTTCTAATTGTTCTAGTAATTGCTCTGCTTGTTCTAAGTCTCCTCTCTGTACTGCACCATTAATGTTTTGTCCTAATGGTATAGCTGGATCTTGAACTGTAATGAATCCTGCAAATGTTCTATCACTTAGATATGTTAATCCTAAACCTGTTAATCCACCTACAATGGCAGCAGTATTACGTAACCATTTACCTGCTTGTTGTAATGTAAAACCATTCTGAGAAACTCCACTACTAGATGGAGATTTACCAGGATTCAATCTAACTGCTGCTTTAGCATCATCAACTACGCCTTTAACTCTACTACTTGCTCTCTTTAATCCTTGACTTGATAATCCCTTTGCACCTCTAACAGCATCATCTACACCTTGTATTGCTTTACCACCTTGACTTAATACTCCACCACCTAGAGTTAATAGTGTAATAACCTCTGTTGTGATTGGAGAAGGATTAGTTATGAAAGCACCACTCTGAAACTCTGATACTAATGTGTCTATATCTTTTCTAAACTTATCTGTAAATAGTCTATCGTTCTCTCTTTCAACTGTTTGTACTGGTTCTTGTGGTTGGTCTACTAGTGGTGGTATACCTTGTTGTGCTTCCACTTCTTCTGGTGGTAAGTTCCTAAGCTCAGTAGGTAAGGATTGTTGTAAGGCTATCTCTGTAGGTGTAGCTCCTGGTGGTGAGAATGGTTGAGTTTCTGGTGGTAGTATTCTACCTACAGGTGCTTTCTTTTGTATGAAAGTATTAGTCTTAGGATCAAAGACTTCAATAGGTTTACCTTGTTCATCTCTGAATACTTTCTCTTCTGTTGCTATCCTACCTCTTGGTTCATCTCTACTCTTAGAGATTACTCTCCTTCTTCTGATAGCTCTCTCACTATCTCCAGCAAACCTTTTCTCTCTTTCCTTCTGCTTAGGACTAGTACTAGGTGCTGTCTGTCCTCTCTTGAAAGTTCTTTTTCTATCTACCACCATCGCTCCCTACCAAAGTATTTGAACCATTCAATTAGTAATCCGAATAAGATTAATAAGAATCCCCACCAATCACGACTAGCTACTAGCCATGATGTACCTGTAGCTGTGAGTGCTATAGCTGCTGTGTTGATTAGAGTTTCTATAGTTGGTTTGTGTTCTCTCATCTGTTGCCCTCCAGCTCTGCAGTTGTATCATTAGGTTGGAATGCTTGTTCTTGTTCTACTCCTCTGTTCTCTACCTTTGGCTTATCTGATAATGCTTCTTGTTCTAGTGAGGCTGGGAATGTTAAATTAATTACTACATTCAGTTGTATTCTACATTGCTCTTCTATGAATAATTGTTCTTCTTCTATTGTTTGCTGGAATGCTAAATATAATATCTTAGCACTAGCTTCTGTTACTTCACTCGCACCACCCACTATAATCTGTGGTACTCCTGCTGCTTGATAGAAATAATTATTAAGTCTCTCAATCCACGGCAAAGGATTCATAGTAGCGTTAGTTGGTACGCTTAATAGTTCTTGTTCTACTGCGTCTTTAGGTATAAATAAATTCTCGCCTTGATCTGTGGCTTTATCTGCTTTCTGTTTAAAGTCTGTGATTTCACTAGGCACATCAGTTTCTAATTTGAATATAAATCTCGGTTTAATGTATCTACGCATAACT